ATCTTGAATCCAGCACCTTCAAGATCTTCATCCATCAAATACTGCAAAGGCTCATTAGGATTAACCTGCGTTTGATTAGGATCAAAGAATTCATAAAGGTCGCCTGCCCCGCCACCATCTATACCATCCATCTCAAACTGAGACGCGAGGTATATCGTTTTATGTCTGAAGTGAGATTGCTCTACTGCTTGGAACTTATTAAATCTAGCAATACCATTTGAGTATAAATTATAAGTATGAATATTCCTATATGGAGTTCTCTGGTCTCCAAGGTCATATAGTAGACCTGTATCTGGCATTACACTGCCACCAATAACTAATCCACCAGAGTATATACCAGAGTTAGAATATAAGGTATTGTCAACAGTGAGGTCTCCATCTACATTAGCATCTCCTGTAATTGTGGCATTGTCGTTTACTAGGAGTCTACCATTTACTTGGAGTTTATTGCTAATAGTAAATTCTTTAGTTACATCATTATAATAAATTGAGTTGTTGCTAGGAAATGTAATAGTGCTAGTGAGATGTAAGTTTCTAAATCTATATGAGGCAGAGCCAAGATCATCATTCTCACTGGTTGAAGGATGTATGTTACCAAATACTTGCAGGGCAGCGTCATCGTGTAACTCTCTTACACCAATACCAAGTCTTAGATTACCAACTGTCATATCTCCACGTAGGAATGGGATAAGTCCAGCACCATCCTTATTCTGACATATATAATCTTCGTCAGCAGGATGAGCAGCTACATAGAATTGATAGTCTTGATTTCTATCAACGTAATAACCAGCACCATGACCTAGAGCAATGTTGAAGCTACCTTCTTTATTATTGCTTAGAGAAAAGCTACCTAAACCAATATTACCATAGCCATTAATAGTGCTTCCTAAAGCGTGAAAGCCAACAGCAACATTATCCTCACCATACATATTACAGTTAAGTGAGAACGCACCTACAGCTGTATTAGCTTTACCATCAATTTGAGACTTGAGAGAAGAATATCCAACTGCGACATTATCAACGCTGTTATATCCACGTACAGTTCTCTTACTTAGGGTTTCAAGTCCAACCCTAGTAGTACGCAAATCCACAGTAGAGAAGTTAGTTGCATTAAGCTCTCCAAACTCTGTCAAGTTATCAACAGAGTCTATTAAGTCAAGCAGGTTTCTTCTAATATCCTGTGGAGATATAGCACCTACGCTATTATCTAATATATCTTTCTTGATATTATCAACAAGGACATTCTTTGATATTCTCATATTACTTTAAGCTTATTTCTAATTGGGATGGGATAAATTGAACTACGTCACCTTCACCTATTGACTTTTCTACTTCTAGTGGAGCGTACATGAGAATTTCTCCTTCACCATACGCATCACTGTCAACAATAGCTACAGCTTTAATAGTTCCCCATCCACCCTTACCAGCTTGATTAAAAGTAATGTTTGCTGAGTTTTGAATAAATCCATTTCCATCATACATTCTGTAAATGATCTCTGATGGGTCAGGATTAGTTGGCGAGGCTGTTCCACCAGAGCCAACACCTTCAGGTTGATAGAAAGTAACTCCGGGGAATTCCTCAAACTCGTAACTATTGGTAGAGCCATTACCAGCTGATTGGGCTTTTGTCTGGTTGAGGTAGAGTGGATAGAAATATCCTGAGTTGTCTACTTCACCAGTATATACATAATAAGCAGAGTTAGGATCTTGTCCGGGTTCTGACCAGCTACCATTTCCATTATCTGCTGGGTCTCCTAGAGAGACTCTTGCGTATTGAGTGATGGATTCTTCCCCACCCTCGTTTGTCCTTGTTTCTGGAACTTCTGCAAAAGTTTCGCCAGTATCATTATCCTTTGGTACTTCATTGAGAAGAGCTAAAGATATGTTACTTGGCTTGTCAAAAGTCCCTGACCTGAAAAGAAAGTTAAGTAATTTCTTCTCAAGGTAATCTGAGATAGCAGCCATATTTTTCCTCCTAGTAAATCAAATGTAGGGTAATCTACCAATATATACACAAAAAAGCCACCCCCAAGAAGTATCAGGGATGGCTTTCTTTGAGTAGGGTTTAAATAATCTTAGAATGATCCAAGGATGATTCGTCTGTTATCTAGAACTCCAAAGCCAAGCTCTGCCCATCCATAATAGCCAGCTCGTTGCTGACGGTGGAGTGTTGGGTCTTCAAAGACCTGCAACTGCTCCTTAACAGGCATTACAAAGCTATCATTGCTGGACTGATCAAGACCAACGACAAGCTCAAGGTCATCGCCTTGGAGGTTGCCACCAAGCTCTGAGGTGAAGAAGCTTTGGTACTCTTGACCATCTCCAAGCTCATCAAGGTCATGAAGGTTAACACCAAAGATTCGCGTGATTGGAGTGCCATCTTCAGAGGCAGTGTAGATCTCACGACGAGTAACTTCGTCAACCTGATCAAGACCCCAGTTTCTCACATCTTCAAGGGCTTCTGGTGATACGTACAGGTCAGTTAGACGACCACGACCAGTTGAAGCACTGTTACCGCCACTATTTCGTCGCATAACAGTTTGCATGAGAGAGACGAGTCTCTTAGAGAACATACCAGCAGTTGCGTCAGCATCGTAAACAAGAACGTTACGATCAACACCAGCTGCGAGAAGTGTGTGCCATCCATCGTCATTCATCTTCTTAACGAAGCCAGCTTCCATGACTTGCATAGCACGACCAACAACATCCCAACGAGCTTCTTTAGCGTATCGCAGAAGATAATCTACAGAAGATGCTACGTTGTATGTTGGAATCATGACGTAATCTGATTCGACTGAACGCTCTGGTATTCTACCATGACCGGGGTTCGTATACGCGACATGTTCGCCTTCGAGTCCGGGGCTGATAAGATCAAGAGGAAACTCAGTTGTTGAACCAGCTTCTACGTTGATTGTTTCAAAAATATTACCAAGGATGTTCCCAACGAGAACACCTTTACGAAGTGGAGTCTCAAGAGCTTTTGCGAATTCACGCTGTGCAGCTTGAGCTACATTGATGTCAGAATCCCCAGACTTTCTGAGAAGACTAATAAATTCATCACTAGGTCTTTCATTAATAGGCATAATTGTTATTCTCCTTAGAATGTTAAATTAGGGGAGGTTGACTTCAACTTTGGCGTAACCATCAGCGTCTTCTGCTGAAAGGAAAGCACCAACTACATTTGTACCACTCGTGGCTACGTTGCCAGCGTTGGTTTCACACTGATAAGCAACATCGCCTGCTGCTGGAGTACCAGTGATGTCATTAGTTACAACATAACCCTTACGAAGGATTGTAACTTTACCACCCTTTTGTACTTCATCTTTGTATTGGTTAAGATGAGTACGAGTTAAGTCTTTGTCCACAACATCGTTCAACAAGATGCCAAGTGGAGCAGCAGATGTGGACTTTACGCAAAGGTTTGCACCTTGGTCCATAGCTGCACCTGTACCAGCTGTTCCACCATGAGCGACCAAGCAACCACGAGTAGTTGCAGCATCATTGTAGAAAAAGCTGATATCAGTCTGAAGTTCGTATCTATCTGATTTTAGAGCCATAATTAATATCTCCTTTAATTATTTGCTAAGTACGTTATTTTCAAGCCATTCAGCAACACTTGCTCTTGTGGCTTCTAGTTCGTCAGAGTCGTCAGAAGCATCTACCAAAGTAGCTTCAGTTGTTTCAACTGCTTCAAGAGCTGCTTCAGCAGCAACTTCAGCTTCAGCTTCTTCAGCTTCTGCTTCTACTACTTCTTCTTCAGCTTTTACTTCTTTCTTGTCTTCGTCGTCGTCTTTATCGTCATCTTTGGACTTTGCTTTCTTTGCCATCTTGCCCATGCCTGCGATGAGGAGGTCAAAAGTAGCATCGTCAAAGTCTGCATAAGATGCAAGCGACTCTTCTGCTTCTTCAGCTTCCAAGCCAACTTCGATGAGAGCAGCTTTACGAGATTCTGCCTTCTTCTCATCTTTCATCTTCTTGAGTTCTTCCATCTTCTCCTTGAAGTCCTTGTCTTTAGCTTCAAGAGTTTCTTGGAGTTCAGTAAGAGCTGCTTCTTTTTCAGCAACAGCTTCTGTCAAAGCTACAATAGCTTCTTCTTTAGCTGCTACAGTTTCTTCAAGCTTGGCGACAGTTTCACCATGCTCCTTAATAGAAGCTGCTTCTAACTGTGTGCGAAGCGTATCATTATCTTCTTTAGCAGAGGCTAGCTCGCTTTGTACGTCTGCAAGCTGCTTCTCTAAAAGACTAGTATCTGACATATCATTTTCTCCTTTAGGAAAAGTAGTTAAAATATCTGAGTTAGAACTAAGAGAGAAAGCTCTGCTAGCATCAAGTATTACACTTCTTGGATTCGCTGGCTTGGATACAAGACCCTTGCCAGAGAAAGAAATTTGTCTTAATGATCTACCAACTTTATAGCCTTCGTATTCTCCAGTACCACCATAGGCTCGTAAGTGCTTAGTTAAAAATGCAGAGTCCTCGTTTCTGGCGAGAAGCTTTGCACCACCTTGCTCATCTAATAATGCATAGTCAAACCCAGCGAACAAACACTCCATAGAAACAAACCATTTGCCTTGTTCTATCTCAGCAATAATTTGTGACATGCGTTGTCTATTCTCTGGATCAGTCCAGCTATTATATAACACAGCCTCAGTGATAATATCAAAATCATCAGGCTGGGTATCGTCGTTCACTACATTGCCTTCCCTGTCAACAACGTAGCTGCCAGTTATATGTCCAATGATATCGTTCTCATTGTGCATAAGATTGAATTGTTTGTCTTCAGGCGTGGAGCGAGCTGCCCAAGTTGTAGCAGCGTCAAAAACATCATCATTTTTATTCCACCCTGTAGATACCAAAACAGACTTGAGGTAGAACAAATCTATCTGCTTTGGATTGGCACTCTCAGCCTTAATTTGATGGACAATATCGTCGTCATGTACTTCAGTTTCAGTAGCAATAGTGGCTGGCATACAATACGCCACACTAGCCTCTGCTTGCACAAGGTCAGCGATACCATCTTTGATTTCTTGTTTATAAATTTTCATGTTCACCTCTCAACAACATTATACACAAAAATGAGAAAATATCTGTATTATTCAATGTGTTCTGCTATAAACACCCCTACTACATGTTTTCTGTATGTGTCAATTGGCATGTCCTCAAGGCTAATATTTTTCTCAGATAGTGCCTTCAGGAATTGCTTAGGAGCTACAGAACCTGACTTCAAGATGCTAGCCACCGCAGCTTCATCCACATCAGCTAATACATCTAAGTTCGTAAAAGCGTCTAATTTCAGCTTCTCTATGTTCTTTGTGTGCTGCTTGGTGAGCTGTCTAAGGTTGCTAACACCACTCGTTTGGAGGTATGCAGCTTTGATAATTTCAGATACCTTATCCCAAGCACTGTCAGCCCAGATTACCAACTCAGCAACTCCGGGCTTTGTCTTTGGTTTGGCGACTCTTTCTTTTCTGATATTGTCATCTTTCTTAAGTAGTGGCCTTCCATTTTGCTTAGGAGCCTGCTTAGGAGCATTCTTCTCTTTGACCTTGGCAGCTTTCTCTGCGATCTTACCCTGCTTGTCAATCTTCTCCATCTCCTGCTTATGGTTAGGATTATGGAAAGGCCCAGCTTTATCTGGTCCAGCAGTGTCTCTCTTCTGAAGCTCTCTTTTAAGTCTAATATTCTCAATCTGAGGAATTTCCTTAAATCGCTCAAGGAGAGTCTCGTTACTAATAATATCTCTATCAGCAAGCTGGATAAGTAGATTCTTCTCAGCAGCTTCGTCAGATAGAGTCATCTGATCAAACTGTATATGAGCTTTGTATCTAAAGCCCATAGATTTTCTTACAATCTCTAATTCTTTTTCCCAAAATCTAACTAGTTGATCTCTGCCATATTGCAGTCTTTCTAATAGAGTTTTGAGAGAAATGAAATTATTAGTAAACCCACCTCCATTGCTAGCCATACCAGTAAGCGTTGGCGGGACACCAAGGCCAGCGTAGATGCTATTCAACACGGAAGTGTACTTCTCGGAACCTAAGAATTTGTACACCTCACTGCTAGATTCTTGAAATGAAAGTTCTGGCCCCCAGACTAGTTCCATAGTGCCACCACCAACGTTACTGGATAGTATGTCTCTTAATTTATTGATAGCTGCTTTATTAGGTAAAATCTTATGTTCTAAATTACCTAAAGTCCACAATCTTATATTTGATATCGCTCCATCTAAAGCTGATAGATCTGCTAGCCTCATTTTCTCTAGCATAATTATATCATCTAATATAGCATATATCATAGGATTGGCCCACTGTCTCCAATCATCTTTCTTGTAGTAAGATATACTAAGACGTTCTGGATCTAGTGGTATATCCTTTTGCCCTTTAAGAATAGCTTGTTTTACATTAACAGGCAAAGTCTCGACCACATGATGAGGAAGATCGCCAGCCCTAAACTTGTCAAAAAACGAATTAGTTGTAATAGTATAATTTTGTCTGCCCATGAATAATGATAGTTCACCATCTTTCATCTTTACAGTCAAAGGGTTGAAGAAATTATATCTCCAAGGTATTTGATTTTCTGGTGCAGATGGAACTTCTACCTTGATATCATTAGCCAAGGACTTCATGTAGTTTCTTAATTGGGGAGTTATATTAGCATAACTTCTATAAACAATAACATTTCCAGTTTTATAAAGATTATTAAGAAATCTCTCTGACCTTTCTTTTCCGTTTATATTTTTAAACCACTGTTGATAAAACTTTTCTACTGTCTTGTCTTTATGTACAATTTGTATACCCTGACTTCCAAAGTCACCCATGAGGTCGATGATATTACGAATGATACCAACTTTATCGTAGGCATCCATGCACATCTTGATTATTCTTCGTTGCTGATTGGGAACAGCCTCGTCTGGCCTAAAGGCGTAATAATCCTTAGCAGTAAATCCCGGCTTGACAGAACGGTTAGGTTCAATGTCGATAAAATGTCTGTAATGATTGCCTTGGCTTTTTGGCAAACCAGTATATGAATCTACAGATTCGGAGAACCTTGACATAGCCGATGACTTACCTTCAAAGTCACCATCTTCCCAAGTTATGATTTCTTCGTCGCTCATTTTTACCTCAATCGGAATGTAATTGGATTGTATACATATTAATACACATCTTTCATGGAATCTGCAAACCAACTTGGACCAGTATACATATTTTCGTCTTTTTCTTTTGGTTTATGACCACCAGTTGCAAAGCCACCATAGAACTCGTAGTCTGCTTGAGTTGGAGTTCTCTGTAATATTCTAGCAGCCATATTAGCCATTAACAATGCTGAGTATCTATCTTTTCTCATTTTACTCTTTTTACCAGTTCCAACGACTACTTCAGGCGTGTCCCATCTGTCACGACCTGAAGCTGTCTGTGTCATTTGTATCATGGATAACTCATCTTTTAATTCTTCTATATCTAAAACGCACTCTTCTAAAGTGTCAAACATTCTAGCTTTCATATTATCTTGGTGTTGAGATATATCTAGACTGACAGGATCAAAAAATGGAAATAACAAAACTTTGTCCTCAAAGTCTTTTCTCATACCGTGATTAGATTCAGCTAACCAATCATACTTTGCGAACTGACACATTTCTAGTATGTGTAATCCACGCTCACCATCTGTGTCTTTTTCTTTATTATCATCAATGGTAGGCCATATAGCTATCTCGCCCTCTTGTATCTTATCTTTGTCGTGCAACGATTCCATAACTGCTACTCCACCACCTTGAGCGTCCATAGCAATATGGATACATGGATAAAGCTTCATGAGATCCCTTATCTTCCTAGCACAATATGAATAGAAATCTGATTCAGTAGAATATCCTTTTTTAACTCTTTCCTTATGTTCTGAACGTGTAGTGGTCCAACAGTGTACAATCCTTCTGTGGTCTGGATGTACCTCTAAAACAACTATACTAAAGTTATCTACTTCTGATGCTGGGTCAACTCCATATATGTAGTGTTTATCTTTAGATCCCATTAATGTTGCTTCAAAATGTATTTCATTATCATTACTATCTTTTACTGTATTGTCATTGGAGATTACGCAAGACTCTATAAGAGAACGTTTGAAAAAGCCTTGACTATCTCTAGTAAAACAAGCACCGTATTCCATTTGGTAAATACCAGTATGGACAGTAGCTTTAGATCTAGCAACTTGATCTGCATCCATAAAGCCTTTAGGTAAAAGCTCGTATGGCATACGTATAATTGAATACTGTGTCCAATCAAAATTGTCTGGAGGATCTTCTCCAAATATTTCTCTTAACTTATTAGGCTTTCCTTGACTTTGTATGATAGACTTCCACTTTTTCCAATATGTAGCAAAATGGTTAAAGTCATAATAAGCTGTACCAGATAGAATAATCTGATTGTCCTTCTTTACTTCTTTTTGCTCTTCTTCAAAAGAAACACCTAGCTCTTCTGCTTTTTTCTGAGCAGCTAATCTTTTTACGTTTTCTACTGGGTCTGCACTAACAGCAGCAAAACCAGCGACGACATTTTCAAATATTTCTCTAGGTATGGATGCAAATTCGTCAGCTATAATATCGTTAGCACGTTGACCTCTAATCTTCTGACCGTCACCTAGAGGTAGGCAAGTTACAGTGCTGTCATTTAATCTTAAAGTGCATCTGTCTGTATCTCTACGTGGACCACTATCGCCATCACATATATCTCTAAGCATAGGTGAATTACGCCATATTGTTTCCATATATTCAAACAAGACTTTGGACTGTCTAAAAGCAGCACCAACTACGACGACTTTTCTATTTGGTAATATCAAAGCTCTCAACACAGCATATAGAGAAAGCATGAATGATTTGCCAAAACCTCGACTAGCAATAAGCATAGGAAATTTACGATTCCATATCTCTCTAAGAAATAACGCTTGAGAAGGCAATAGCTGGACATTGAGGACTTCTTTGCATATGAACGACAAATATTCTGGCCTAGTCATTAACCAAGCAAGTTTTAAATTGAAGTCATCTTCTTGAGGCTTTAGGATACTCATAGGGTTGAAGAAATCAGCCTCTACGGAATCTAAGCCAAGCCAAGCTTCGTCTATTTTTTTTAATTTAGTTTTTGCCATGAATCTATAATCTCGTCTGCAAAGCCATAGTACACTGCGTCTTCAGCGTTTATATACCAATCTCCCGATTTTAATTTTCTTGATAAGAATGTTTTAACCTTATCGGAATCTGGTTTATTTCCATACTTCTCCTTAAAGAATTTTCCACCAATACAACTGCCAGCGTATATGTCTAGCATAACATCGCAGATGTGCTTCTCGTATTTTACCCAGTTC